TTTACGTAATTCCTGCATTTCTTTCCACAGTTGTTTTTGAAGCTCAGGAGTCAACCCATTGGCAAATGCATTGGCACGTGATAACGGACTCTCTCCTTGTTGTGGTGATATACTCGTGAGTGTTCGGGGCTTATTTGCATTGCGTTGAGCTACTTCCTTATCAGCATCGTATTCAGTGGAAGACTGCAACCCCAGCTTTTGTATTGCTTTATAGGTTCCAATGGCCTTCTCAAGGAAATTAGGATTGGCATATAAGGAAGCTGCAAGTTCAGGCTCCGTTTGTTTGAGTGCTTTTATAGTATCTATATTGACTACCTTATCGTAATCGGGAAATTGGCTCCGTATACGAGACTCTACTGCTGATTCATATGCCTGCTGCCGCACTTCTTTCAATTCTCTGGCCAGCTTTTTATAGTGCTTTCCTTCTACCAAGTCATCATCATTAGGATCTACCTCTTGTTGTTGTGGTTGCTGCTGCATCTGCTGTTGCTGAGCTAGATATTGTTCTCGGTATTGTATCTCTTGTAGCATGCGCTGATATTCTTCATTCTGCTTCTGCAATGCTTCTGCCTTATTTCTCAATGCACGCATATTTTCGTCTTTAGAGGATGCTTGTTGTGCCTCTGCAGTTACCGTATCATCCTGTTGTATATCTTGCGTCTGCGTTGATTCTGGTTGTTGTTCTACTACCGTATCTTGATTTGTTTCATTATCTAACATGAGATCTCCTTTTAGGCGACGAGTTCGCCGTTATATATCCGTGCTTTTTTATCAAGAGTGCCATCAGCAAAATCGAGTACCATCTTAAGCAGCCATTGTTCTTCCTTAACTACCTGTAATGCATTAGATTTCAGTAGTTCACAGGTCTGCTTATCAGGCACATTCCATAAATACTCTAGTTTTTCATCGTTAGCGGTGTATCTATATACCACCTGATCCCACGTTGGGGTTGGGCATGCTTGGCAGGGAAAGAAATAATTGCGTAGTACGTTCTGCATTAATCGTTCTTTTTTGGTGACTACAACAATATAGAATGGTGATTTATAGAGTGTTTTACCGCGTTCTACCGCTTCAAACAGATTCTTTTCGTATTCTTTTTCATGAATAGCACGTTGTAGTTCTATCGGATCACGTGTTTCTGGTTCTTTTAATAGAAGATCGCTCGCTAATGAGCCAACCGTCTCTCTTTTAATAGCTTCTTCCATCTGCTCTCTTATAGTTAGGTATGTAGTGGGGCCACATGGCTATTTAAATCCATATATTCACTACATACCTCTTATGGTGATACCTACTTTGTCTTCTTTTTTGCTTTGCGAGATTCAGAAAGACCAATAGCAATAGCTTGCTTGCGGTTTTTTACCATCTTGCCACTTTTGCCCATGGGAAGTTTTCCTTCCTTATATTCATCCATCACTATTCCCATTTTGCCGTCTTTTTTAGGCATATGTTTATGCCCACAAGAACAACTATGCTTCTTCATTATTTCTCCTTGTTAAAAAGAGGGGTGATTTTTGTGTCGTCACCCCTCTAAAGGACCGATATCTATCGTACGCGTTGTGTTTCCTCGAACGTGAGCCGCTGTTCATAATTATTCTTACGGTCTTTCTTCGTTTTAGAAGATCTGTTCATAGGAACACCCAATATGTTTAATGCTATTTTGGAAGCTTTTCCCTTCCTGCGTAACATTGCTGGCATACTAGTACTTGGATTTAGATTTGTGTTTACGCGCTTGCATTACATCGGCATTAATTTGTCTATCAATACCAGTAATAGTGTCATCAATATTGTCAAAGTCGGTATAATCCGGCTTTTTATATTCTTTCATGATGACTTCTTTGGGAAGATTAGCGAAAGCAGTATGATCTTCACGAATCATATCACCCGTTCTCATAATACGGTTTTCCGCCTCATCTTTCATTGAGTAGCGACGTTTATTTTTTGCCATGACTGGCTCCTTTGATAGAAACTGCGGGAAATTTCCCACAAGGTTACACCTCTAACTATCCCATCGGCATTTCCGACGGAGCTTCTGGGGCGGGTGATGGTCCCAAATTCTGTAAATTAACTTCTTGTTCTATTTTCTGTGATTGTTTAATGGTTCCCAATACCTGGAGCGCCTTAACCACATTATCTAAGTCAATGCCCTCAAGTTCTTTTATTGCTTTCACTAAACTCAGCGCCGCTTCATCTTCATCCCTGATCGCTTGCGCTTGCCGTTCTAATGCTAACGATTGGTTCTCTTGTACGCGAGATAGGCGTTCAATACCAAGACCTTCATCAGCAGTTGCGCGTGCGTTAGAGAGCTTAATTTGTGCCTTCATTTGCTCTTGCTGCATTTGAGCTTGTGCTTGTGCCATTTGTGCTTGTTGCTGCTGTTGCTGCTGTATCGCTTCCACTAACTGCTGCTTATTTTCTAAGGTAACTGCTTCTAATAGAATCTCGTTAGGAACGGGAACTCCCACCTCTCTCAATTGTAGAAGTTGAGCAAACTGCATTTGCTTTTGCGTGGTAGTATTGAGCCCTTCCTCAACAACGGCATCATAGGTGCCAAACATCTTATTGTAGAACTGAGGCGATGGTTCTTGATTAATAATTCTCTTTACCTTACCGGGAGTAAAATTAGCTTGTATAAGCTGGAGCATTATTTTACCCAGTTGCTTTTGAGCAAAATCAAGATTATCAAAGAGAATCTGTAAGGTAGTAAGGCCGGCACCTTGGCGTAGCATAGATAATATTCCTGCTTTATCGTCAATGGCACTGCCCAGTAACTCTTCATTAACACCAGATATTTCCTGTACTTCACGCGATAGGGATTCAGAAAGCTGGAACATAGACGGTGGTATTTGCGGTGCTTGTATTTGCTCAACATCACTCATCTGCGCTTCATCTTTAAGTGCTAATCCTCTGCCTTGCCCCGTTAAGAATATGTCTTTAGGGTTAACCAGGGCATTTTCTTTATACTTCCAGCCAGAGTTTATTTGAGATTCCAATATATCAAGCTCAATAACTTTGCGACGGTTGTATAAATACTGAGCGTCACGAAGTCCGCGTACCACTCCTTGTATACGCCATGGATAGTACGGCATTTGTGGATTATAATAGGCAAACACCGGAACAAAGGGATAACAATCGATGCCCAGCGGATTAGGTCCGTCATACATCACCTTACCTTGTACCACAATAGCTAAATTTACCGTAGGAATCTCTGCCTTAACGGTGGTAACTTGGGGATACAGGTAGAGGAATTCTCTGAGTGCTTCATCACCACCCTTCCACTCCATACTCTCACCACTTTGAGTATCAACCCTCATAGTTTGTGTACGATAATCACGATAATAATACTCATCATATGATAATAAATTTTTCAATCCGTAATTATAGGTTTCTGGCATAAATTGAAACTTGCCATCACGCTGATCGTTGGCAACCAGACCCATAATCTCATCTTCTTTGTCGGGTAACAGTGATAAGCATTCGCGTTTGGTTAAAAATGAACGCTTCCATAACGCATTGCAGTCCGACAGGTCTGCCTTTCTAAAAAAGGGATCTATCAGAAACGAGTTATACGCACAATTATCAACTCGTATAGTACCAGATATAGGGTCATTTCTATAATCCACCCATACCTGGAGAAGGTTCATACCGGTGACCAGCGATCCGTGGAATGAGTTAGATATTGTTTCCAATACTCCTTCTTGCTGGTGTATCCACATAAGTACTTTGGTAAACTGATCTGCCGTCATTTGATCGCTATTTTCCACAGGAGATATGATAGTAGACTTACGATTGCGGCGCTGATAGCCACTTATCATGTTAATGACACGCCGTATTCTATTAAAATTGAATGAACGACGACGATTAATAGGCAGATTGCCATACATCTCATTCCACAAGGTCTGATCACCACACTCAAAGCGAGTATCCGTATCAGCTTCCTGCCAGAATGACTGATTTATGGTAATACCTTCCGCGTAAAAGGCTTCCATACGAGATAGTATTCCCCTATCCCGTTCATTGTAATATTGCGGTCCCAGCTCCGGAAAAATCATCAGCTACCCTCTGTAGCTCCTCCATGATGTAGCCTAGCGGACCATAATATACATTGGAACAAAGTGAAAATTTAGAGCGATTTCAGACAAGACAACCCAATTGCAATGGCATCAGTAATGTCATATTTTTCTGGCTGCTCTAGCCCCTTAAAAAGCTTCATAACTGCCCTGCATACTGCTTCCTTATCGCTGTCTCCATAGCCGGTAACAAGTAGCTTTACTTCTTTGGGGCTGAACTCAGAGACAGTAAGACGATGTATTTGAGACAGGAGATACAAAATACCCCTAATATAACCAAGCTTGAGAAAAGTCGCTGCATTTTTTCCTAAAAAAGGGGTTTCGAGTGCCATATGCGTTATATTATTAACTGATATCATATCAAAAAGAATAAAATAGAGCTCATACAGTTTATTGGCGATAGACAAACTCTTCTTAAACTTTAACACGCCATATTTTACAAGAGTTGCACGACTGTCTTCTTTATCTATTATTGCCC